TAAAGGTCTTCATGATTACATCGTCTGGGTCAGAGGGCATTAACTTGCGAAACACGCGGTTCGTTCATATTATGGAACCCTACTGGCACCCTGTGCGCTCAGAACAGGTTATTGGGCGCGCAAGGCGTATTTGTAGTCACAAAGATTTACCGCCAGCTCTACAAACAGTAGAGGTTTTTGTATACCTCATGATATTCTCGGAATCACAGTTAAAGTCAGACGAGGCGATTGAATTAAAAAGAAAAGATTTGAGCAAGGCGATACCCAAGGTGCCAATAACAAGCGATCAATACTTGTTTGAAATTTCGGAAATAAAGGCCGGATTGACCGCACAGCTTACTGATGCGATCAAGGAGTCGTCATTTGACTGTTACATTTACTCAAATGGCAATTGTGTAAATTTCGGAGACCCGTCAAACGATAAGTTCTCCTATGTGCCCGGGTTTACGGAACAGCAAAATGACACCACCGTGCGTGCAAACAAAGTGGCAGTTGGGTGGGTCGGCAAACCAATAACGATTAATGGGGTTGAATATATATATAGAAGGCTTGGTAAGGACGCGTTTGACCTTTATGATATGGAGATTTATAAGCGAGCGCAACTTGACGGCTCCATTGCGCCACTAAAGGTCGGAACATATGAGATTAATGAGAAGGGAGAGAGAGTTGTAAAATTGGGTGGTCTCATTTAGCCGACCTCAGTAATTCTATTATTGCGTCCATTTTAGAGTGTAATGAACTAATTTGTTTTTCTACATTAGCAATTCGCATCTCTTGTGGGTTTTCATTTAATGAAAGCTGTATGTTATTTTGTTGGGCAGGCTCAGGTCCAACTCGTTTCAACTTTTTAAAAATATTGGCCTCAAAATCGTCGTCGGTTGAATCTAAAATAGTTGCCGCTATTTCGTTGTTTGCTCCCCACGTGACATTTTTCCGTCCTACCTCCCCATTTGGCGCTTCATCTAAGGGTAATAATTTAGGCCTCGGGTTAGAGGATGTTGTTAACGCGTCCTGCACAGGAAATTTTTCAGTTTTAACAGAGGTTTCTTGTGGTTTTAACCAATTACTCGTTTGGTTTGCGTCTAACGTATAATTGCGGTTAATCTGTTCAACCTCATAGTTTCTTTTAGCTGTCATTTCTTTGATTAGTCGGTCCATGCCCTCTATGGGCTTGTCCTCAAGTTTATCTGTGAAGTCTGGCGTCTGGGGCGCGTTAAGTGTCATTGTACGCGTAAACTCATCCTGACGTCGGGTTAGGTCCTTTTCAAATTGTGATTGACGCTCCGTTTGAATCTCTTCATATGTAATTAATTCCTTTATGGGAGGTTCTTCAGATATTTTGATTTTGTTTGGCATTTGGGGAACAAAGTGTTGTTTAATATGGGTTAGCATCAACATAATGTATTTTTTATTCATATCAACCAAATTGGTTGTTTTTGTTTTCTCAGTCTCAAAAAACCCCCTAATATTATTCAAAAAAACCTGTGATATTTTTGATTGAGAATCTTTTGGTAAAAATTTGAAAATCTCTTCGTCGCTAATTACTTCCCATAGCGTAGAAATATTATCCTGGTGCAAAAAGCCTGAAATGTTCATTAATATATAACTACGTATTATTGTATTTATATATTTTTTAGAGTGAATCGTTAAAATAAATATGCCTGAACTTGTTCATATACTCGTCCTTTAGAATGTGGGTTTTTAAATAATGCCCTGTCATTTTATCTTCAAGCATATGTACAATAAAATAAAGAGAATAAACGCCACACTCTGTATTGCCGTATTGATGTTCAACTCCCTCGTTACTATCAAATTTAAAGTTAATTGGAGGAGACATCTCAAGCCCCTGCTTCTTTAACCTGTCTACCAATGCCATAATTTGCGGCATAGGCTTATCGCCAGTGCTGTCGTAGAAGAAAATTTTCTTCTTTTTAATATTAATAAACATTGAAATCCAATGTTGACCGGGCTTATCATGCGGGTCGGTATTAAATATAATGCCTATCTTTGTTTTTCCATTATGAAGTTGTTGACTAATACTTAGATTGCACAATTCGTCCCATACACACTCGCCATACAACTTCCTTGTATCAAAATCAATCGGACTTGGCCCAATAAAATCAAAGCACTTGTATGCCTTTTCATATTGTTTCATAACATTCATAATATCTATGCTTGACAACCACTCGTTTGGGTTTTTCTTCCACTCAGTAGGTGACTCCGGCGCAAATGAATCCGCCATATCACTTTCAACCGGACCAAAATCTGCGCGCTGCTTAATCCAACACGACTCCTTATTACATACGCCGCTCAAATACTGTGTTATTTGGTTATGAATGTCCTTAGGAGAAGTTGACGTAATCTTCACATCCGGATGACGAGCGTTCCACAAGTCGCGTAATTTATAAAGTGTCTTGTTTGTATAACATGAAAACTGGTTTATCTCACCCTTTGGCTTAGGACTGCAATTTACCTTTGCAAGTTTGGCTGTTTTATTATGTCTTCTCGCACTCCGTCCACCCCTTTGAATATTTCTGTTTCGTGTGCGGGTTTTCATTTTTCTTCGTTGTGTGTGTACCCTCATAGATAATAGTGATATTATTCTTTTTTTATCCCTTTAGTTTTTAACCCCGGGTCAAGCAAATTTATATCCTTCTGTTGCGGCAATATAATCCCACTCTTCTTTTTTGTCTTGGTTCTGATAACATATTTGTCTAAAGTTGAGGTCTCCATTTTTATTGAACGCATCAGACATAGATCCGCGTCTAAACTATTTGCTAAATTGGCAGAACTGTCAACCGATAATAATGGTACTGTGGGGTTGTCTACCGGCGAGTCAAGCCCGGCATACTCTGCTTGTATTATATCAGAATTATCAATTGTCTTAAAATAATTTGCGGCGGAGTTTACAAAGTTATCGTACGCATACTTTACATCGGGGAACATATTTTCTGGGGAATTTTTATTAATCATTTCCTTAAATAAATTAAGAGTTCGCTTGCGATAAAACCTGTTCTCCTCTTTGTTTATTTGTTTTGCTCGTTTAACCCTCACCTGACTGTTATACAATTCTTTATTTAATAGACAGTCCAGTGTCACCTGGTTTACAAAGGCATCTGACATACAATTTGGTCGTATAATAATTTGGGGTTTTCTCCTCACTAATAAACGTGTACAATTAAATGTATACATGTTTATCATAATAACAATGATAATAATGATAATAATAATGATAATAATGCGACTAACATTTTTGTTTTGTCATATCGCGAACTTGAACCCGGGTGTTATTATAAAATAACCCATATCCAACAGTATTTGTGCTTGGGTTTGGGTTAAACTCTTGAAAGCTTTCGTTACGAAATAGTAACTCGTGCGGATTTGGTTGTGTTTTTGTTTTGAAATCATAACTGTACAAATCACTGTTGCTATTAGGAACATAAACGGCCTGACTACATTTTTGGAGCGCGTAAACCTGGTTCCTTAACTCCGATTCCGTATTTATTTTGGACGCAAATCCCGACCACGGCGATGTTGTGTTTCCTGGATTGAAAGTCTTATGAACATTATATGTGGGCATCTGCTCCATTGGAACATTGATTGGCTTTCTCGGATCAACAATCGGAAAATAGGAATACTTTGTCAAAACCGGACGGACATCTAAATATGGTTGTAACATTTGCGATGGTATGTTTCTGTCATAAATTCTCGTGTTTGTTTCTCGCTGTATTTGTGAATTGCACAATTTACTTTCTTGGTAGGCATCTTCCATTGATATAAATAGAATATATTATTATTTCATTTAAAATGCGGAATCTAAATTAGACACTAATTTACATGAATGCCAGTTGGTTTTCGCTGGGCGCCTAAATAAGCTAAATGACGCGTATATCTTTACCTACCCCATCTATGTGTCAAAAATATAAATAAAAATAAAATATCATTTACTTATATAAATGGCCTTCTACGATAGTGCTCAGGTCGTACACGAGAAATTGTTTACCGGGTTTTTATTCATATCATATCTGTTAATATTTGCCTCATTTTTTGGACTATCAAATTCTGCGCCAGAGTACCTTACAAAACTGGACTATTACATTAGAGTGTATATTTGTTTGTTCTTGATATGGCGCTTTAATCCATTTAGAACATTGGACAAGTTTACAGAACTAGATAGGAAAATAACCTTTAGCGCGGGGTTGTTTATACTCACAACAACCGCATTAAATAACTACGTTATTCTAATAAATGATAAAGTGCATAATATTATTCGCCCCCAACAGGAATGATTAGGTTGCGTGTTTTTTCCTTGTCTTTGACCTTCCACCCCGAGGTGCGTTTCTTAACGTCTTTGGTTTGCGCGACTTGTTAAAAAACACATCAAGGTGACTAATAATGTACTTTCCTATAATTTTATCCACTTCGTATTCCTTAGAATCCTTATTATTGCACTTGTAATTATAAAGTTTTATGTTATTCATAATTTTTGCGTCAAATTTGTCATCGCCATTAATCACTCTTCTGCCAACGCCACTATTCTTAAACGTATCAACCATATATTCAAACTGTAAATCGTGGAAATATGGCTTAATGTTAATATAGTATATTTTGTCGTTTGTCATTCCAGGATAAAGAGTATCATCTAAAAAACATATTTCGGCATTTGGTGGTATTTTTGAACACCGCACAAGATCGTCATATGTCTTAGAAGAACTGGTTCTGCCAACCTCTATAGTTTCGCCATTTATTTTAAATGCCGCAATTACCTGATCAATCAATTTATACTTAATCTTATTTTCAAAGTACTGTACGATTTTCTGTGCCCATTCACGCGGCCCGTTATTGTTCGTATATACCATCATTTTATGGCAATGGTTCGCATTCTTCCGATCCTTTAAGTAGGCTAATATATTTATTATATTAGGGCGGATAACCTCAGGAAATAGATCTAACGTGTCATCAAAATCGCTCTGGGACAGATCTCGGCGATCTTTACTTTTCGCGTAATACACAATGCTATCCCAGAAAATTCCAAATTGTGTAAAGTACCCCAGCGTTTCATCTAAATCAAAAACAACAATTTTCATTACTTATATATGTATATTTTTTTTGCTTTGGAAATATTTGAATTATTCTGGATTATGTCAAAATGTAATAAACTGGTGCGGTAGAATTATTTTGTTTGTAAATAATATAGACAAACATGTCCGAATTAAATATTAATGATTTTAAACATATTTTAGAATACTATGGAGAGCCGATACCTAAATCTAATCGTCTCACGCGGGCCGCGGCAGAACAACTAATAGCGAGCAAATTGTGCAGGTGTATTAAAAAAATAGGCGGTGATGATGAGCATCGCGCTATAGGCATTTGTACAAAAACTATTCTCAATCGCCGAGGCTATACTCGCGGCAATTTTAAATGTCGGGGGAGCCCCACAATTAAGCTAAAACGAAACACAAAAAGAGCTACCCGGCGTAGAAAATAATAATTTAGTTTGATAAATGGTCAAGGGCCGAGAGCAATACTAGTTCCTGATCTGTTAACTTTTGAAATATGAGTGTTTTATCCATTGATATTTGAAAATGCCGCGTTGCAAATCCAAAGTTTTTACAAATGCAGAACACGCCGTCATTGGTAATTTTCATCTCGCAGAATAACGCGCCTTTAGACAACGATATATTTGTCGGGTCTTCAATGGGTATCCACCTGATATACGCTCCGTATTTTAATTCATTCATTTCATCTACGTACTTGTACGATTTTAATTTTTCAAATAATTCAAGTGTGTCGGAGGTTGAAAGGTGCAGTTCCTTCAATACCTTCAGGTTCATCTCCTTTATTTTTTTTGTAGTAAAATTTAAAAGCGTCTCGTTAGTTTCATCGTCAAGTGCCTTTAATAATTTGTTTACGTCCATATATAGATATGTATTGAAATATATCTATATATTTAAGTGTTTATGTTTAGGTTTATCTTTGCGCGCATGCCTTTACCACGCGCTACCAAATGCTCCCCCCACAAGGTCGTTTGCCGCAACTGGTCCAAACGACTCCTGACTCATGCCCGGGGTTGCCGCACCAACTAACGGTGTAGTATCCTGTTTGTACATTGCGTCATAGTTTGGCAACTGCTGCGGCTGCATTTGGTTGCTAGACTCATTTGTCGGAAGCGAACTAATTGCTGTTCCATCAGTGTAGAGGGACTGTGTCATGGCTGGATTGTTCATTGGTTGCCCAGTTACCTGTCCAGAGATCGGCTGAGAAACTCTCACGGCATTCTTTCCATTCTTCTTCTTGGCGTCGGTTTTTCCGTCCCACAATTCCATGGCGCGATCCACTAAAACACTCACCTTCTCTCCCAGTTTTGTCTGTAGGCTCATTGTAATCATTAAAACTGCTAAAATAATATACACAACATGGAATTCAGGGTATTTTGTTTCGCTATATGTTGGAATAAATGTAATAATTCTGTGAATAATTAGTAATCCCATAAACGTAACTATTATCTGAATAATTATTTCGGCAGAAAGTTCCAAACTACCCTTTCTGTCATCGGATTCCGGCACGTACCTCCCAATGGACTTATTCAGAATTACAATCGGAAGTATTGCGATTAAAGCGTATTGAATTATATTTAACATGTCCGTCTTTGAATCGTCGTCAAAATTGAAAACGTGTCTAAAGAAGTTTTTATTGGTGTCGGTTGAATTATCCATATTCCTATAGGGTATATTTAGAAATTAAAATTCAGAAATTTGTCTATAAGCTAAAGTATTTAAAGATATACGATTACTAAATGGAACACATGCCGGAAGAATGCGATTGCCGAATTGAAACACCATCAGATTTAAATATTGATTCTAAACTATCTGACAGAATCTTCGCAAATGTCCAGAAATATTCACACGAAGAGTATCAGTATTTAAATAATATTGAGAATATTATTGAAAATGGCACATGGGAAGAAGGACGAAATGGCAGAACTAAAGGTATTTTTGGGTCATCTATGCGATTCTCTCTTAAGGACGGCAAGATTCCAATCCTTACCACAAAGAAGACTGCCTGGAAGACATGTTTGAAGGAACTTTTGTGGTTTATTCGTGGTGAAACTGACAACAAAACTCTAAAGAAACAAGGTGTCCATATTTGGGATGCTAATGGCTCTCGGGAGTTTTTAAATAGTAGAGGGCTAAACGTTTATCCTGAAGACATGCTTGGACCTATTTATGGGTATCAATGGCGTAATTTTAATGCCAGTTATAATTGTTTTACCGGCAACCAGATTGACGATCTCGCTCACCCCTTTACAGGAGTTGATCAATTACAACAAATTATTGATGCTTTAAAGGATCCTCTCCAACGCACGAGTCGTCGTTTAATAATGACGGCATGGAATCCTAAACAACTTCATCAGATGGCCCTCCCACCGTGCCACATTATGTGTCAATTTAACGTCCATGATGGCAACAAGTTATCGTGTGCTATGTATCAACGCAGCAACGACGAAGCGTGCGGGACCCCATTTAATATTGCGTCATATAGTTTCCTTACGCATTTGCTAGCAAAACATTGTGGATTGGAGGCTTATGACTTTGTCTATTTTAAAGGAAATTGTCATGTTTACGAGGAACACATTGAAGGAATCAAGGAGCAAATTACGCGAGAACCATATCCATTCCCAACAGTTTCGATTAAGCATGTTAGAGATAATATTAATGATTATCAGGTTGGAGATTTTGAACTTCACAATTATCAACATCATCCGCAGATAAAATTTCACATGGTTGCATAGAAATTTCGTCGTTAACATATTTGTAGTTATCAAATTTAGGATTTTTAGATTTCAGTCGCCACAATACAGTTGGTGTCGGTATATTTAATCGTCTTGAAGCATCGGTCATGGATATGTAAACAATTCCATCAATTGAAATTTTAATGATATTAGGAGGAAGTCTTCCTATACTCTTGTCTTTAATTTTTTGTATCGTTTCTTCTGTATGATGTTTTCCAAAAAACGGATTTTTTTCTCCAACTGCTAATTTTGCCCTCTCTGAAATTCTTCTTCTTGTCTCTTCTGATGCCTTTTTACCTTTACAGTAAGTATTGCCCTTATTTGCTTCTGAAATTAAAAATCTTACTTCTTCTGTATGAGTTTTACCATACATTCCATTCCTTTCACCTGGTCTGCCAAATTTTTCTTTTTTTTCATTTGAGGTTAATTTACTCATAACTTTTAATAGAGAAGTTGAAATTTGGTTTCTAATTTTTTCTTTTTCTGGATGGTGTGATATTAAATCTCCGCCGCTATTATTATAATTTAAATTGTATAATTTTTCACGAATAGTTAAATCGGTCAAATATTTTAATTCAATTTCTTTGGCTTCTTCTTCTGTATCACAAATGTGGATTATATCATATATGTATTTATCCTCCCCGTCTAAATTGTAAGCTCTTTGTAAAAATATATTGTCATGGCGATTTTTCCTTAGTTTGCTGCGATGTACACTAAACCTTCTATCAATATCTCTTGAATATCCTATATAATATCTTCCAGATAAGGTGTTTGATATCTTATAGACTCCGATTATTGGCTTTTTGTATTCCATTTAATATATACAAAGATTTTTATTTATATATTTTCTGAGATAAATACATAAATTCCTAAATGTTTTGATTTGTCATTTTTCCTTTTCTTGCAGCAATTTTTCCTTCTTTTTCAAATATGCGGTCCTTGCCCATTTTTTCCTTTGTTCTGCAGTAGGTTTATTATTTTGTATATATTCTTTTGTTTTTTGTTTAATTTCCTCTTTGTTGTTTTCATAATATATTTTTTTATATGATGGAGCTGTGTATTTTTTTAAGTGTTCTTTTGTTTCCTCTAGTTCCTTTGTTAATTTGTCATTTTGTTCTCTCAATATTTGATTTTCTTTTAATAAAATTTCGTAATTCATTTTGTATAATATTTATTGCTATTTTTAATATATTTATTAAATATTAGTTTCTTCATTTTGGCGGCAACTGTCATGTTTACGAGGAACACATTGAGCCCATTAAAGAACAGTTGGGAAGAGAACCTTATCCGTTCCCAACCGTGTCTATTAAACAAGTCAGAGAGAATATTAATGATTATCAGGTTGAAGATTTTGAAATTCAAAATTATGTAAGTCACGAAGCGATTAAAATGAAAATGGTGGCTTAGTTATATCGCCGCCTTTAGGAATGTGGATTGTTGCGTAAGTAATTTAAAAACAACTTATTGATAATTATTATTATGAGTTCACGTTCACTTGCCGCCGCTAGAGCTAAAAGAGCCGGAGAATCCGCTCCACCCGTGTCAGGAAGCCGACCTGGAACGTCTATTGGGTCACATGCAGCATTTGCTCAGCCTCCAGGATATCAACAACAACAACCATCTAATGTACGAGTCGGAAAGGGAGTCGCATCCAACCAACCAAATAACCAACAGAGTAGGCAGCCACAGCAACCGCAACAACAGCAACAAACTGCGACGAATGGAGCTCCGTTTACTAAATTGAGTATTTCTGACGCAATTGGATTGATCACATTGCGCCTCGGGAGAGTTGAGCAATGGATTTTTGAAACTGAGCACGAGGGCGCAGTTACTGTCACAAATCATTCTTCTGGCTCGCCAAACATACCCGAGAATTCGCGCGTTATTGATTTGAGCGTTTTAACTAGCATAATTAATAGACTTGATTCGTTGGAAAATGCTGGACCAACGGGGGCAAGCGGCGAAGAGATAACTAAATTGTCCGCAGATATTTCTAGACTAACAGAGCAGGTTACACGATTTAGCGACGAGGGTGTTAAGCACAATCTTGCTATAGCAAAACACAGCGAGCAATTGTTCAGATTTGACAGAGACCTTGTTGAGACAAAGGATCTATTGAAAACATTTATGATGAAGTATGACTCATTTGTTTCTGAAACAACTGAGAGATTTGGGGACTTTGAACTTGCGTTGTCTGAGGTTGAAAAAAGCATTCAGCCTTCAATTGAGCCGGTTACTGTGGAAGAGGCTGTTGGACCTGCTGAGGAGAGCACCGAGGACAGTTCCGAAAATGATGGCGCATCTGGGATTGAAAGCGCCGATCTAAAGTCAATTGTTAAGCGTGAATTGGCGGCGGGTGGCAATTTAGATTAAACAATGTAAATATATTAAATATAATTACGGCATTATATTTACTATGAAGATTCAGATCAGCGACAAAAAAAAGAAGGATGTATTTGTCTCTGCGTTTCATGTCCTTAAAAACTGTTCCAGTTTAATTTGCGCAAAATTTGAAGCCGGGCGCCTACATATTCAAGGAATGGACAAATCCCACATATGCTTATTTGATATCAAGTTGGATAAAACATGGTTCGCAACGTATGATGTTCCCGAAGTCACGCGCATCTGTTTTGACACAAATGTGTTTCACTCTATAATTAGTACAAAGGGAGAGCATCAAGACATGCTTATTAAGATGGAGAATGCCAGCCAAGACACGCTTCACATAAACTTTGATTCGCCCGATGTGAAGAAGGGCGATTTTAAAAAGTCATTTAAAATGCCCCTTGCTGATTATGACTATGAAGAAATGCACATCCCGAGCGTTGATTATGATGCCGAATTTTCACTATCTTCCAAGCAACTATCTGAGATGTTTTCACAGTTGAGCAACTTTGGCAGCGACATTATTATTAAATGCTCTGAAGAGGATATTAGTCTGACTACCAACGGCGTGACGGGAGAAATGAGAGTGGACATTCCAATTGACGACCTAACAAGTTATAGCATTGTAGAGGGGGCGGAAATAAAGCTCACATATAGTCTCGCATATATGAACAAAATGTGCATCACAAATAAGCTGTCAACTGATATTGACTTTTCACTGAGCAATGATCGCCCCATGAAGATTGAGTATAGTTTAGGAGAGGATAGTTCAATGGTCTTTTTTATCGCTCCCAAAGTAGAAGATTAGGTCTACTTCGTTATAGTTGGCAAAAATTAGTATTATTTTTATGTAAGATTCATGGAAATAATAATAGGAATTCTTATATTTTGTCTTGTTTTATTCATTTATTTACACATTCAGTTTCATCTAAAGACC